AAGAATCGTTTCCATTCGGAGAATGGTACAACTGTACAATTCGATTCATCCGGACCTACACGCGCGATATGAAAACCAAGAATCACGTGGGGGGATTCCGTGGAAATCAAGGGGCTGCCACAATCTCCAGCTCTTGTGGGGGTTGTTATGATGGAGTTAAATCCCGGAGTCTCACGTGTTTCTGTTCTGATGTCAGCGACAACAGGAAAAACCTTAAGTTTTTGGGAATCTGTAACCAAAACGCACTCACCTGCCGATGTTCCTACACCCGCATTCAACAAATCAACCGCATACTCGTGGTTCAATAGGCGTTCGATATTGCGCATGGGAAAACGTGTGGACAATACAGCAAAACACATGTCTGTGTCAAGACCCGCCACTTGGATCCGGAAAAGTGAGTTGATCCGAACAACAGACTTATTCCCCGTCCCTGGGAAATTTAGCGTGTAAGCTCTGTTAAGGACCACCTCATCCCTATGAACAGGAAGAAGGATGGTGTTCGAAGTGATAAACAACACTTTGCATCCTGCCGTAGGGGTGGCGGCTGTGTCCGAAAAGGTTGTCATTAACGCCGAATTCCCACGAATCACAGATAACAGCTGGTCCATAGTCATGGTTTTGAGATCATGGGGAATCTTTGATTGAACGACAATAGGCTCCCGTTGTAACCACTGATCTGGTTGGTTGATGCGGTCCTCCAACTCATCGACTGTCTCAACTAACATCCCCTCGTTCTTAGTCCGAGCCGCAAGAACCCGTTCAATCTGTCGTCGGCCGAGTGACCCCTCATGGGCCCAGAGGTCTTCCTCACTGGCCTCAGCCATGACGCGGTACTCATGCTGCTCTAACGGGATGCCAATACCTATTCCGTGTATATACAGCTCTTGATGCTTGTATCCTGCTGCGAATAAATCCTGCAGCTGTTTCTCCAAGCGATCGGCTCTTTCATCGCTCCGTCCCCGGGGGCGCCAGTAACCATCGTCGGGATCGCCCCCACCGGTCACCCAGACAATATCCGACAA